CTCGGCGACGTCCGCCCCGACAACACCTCGGCGATCGTGGCGGTGCGTGAGGCGGCTACGATGCCGCTTCAGCCGCTTCAGAATCGTTTTTATCGCTTTATTGCGGATGTGGCGCGGATCTGGGCGGAGTTCTGGATTATGAAATACGGTGCGCGGTCGCTGAAGATGGAGTCGGAGGACGGCGTATGGTATCTGCCGTTTGACGGCACGCGCTACCGCGAGCTGATCATCAGTGTGAAGGTCAATGTCGGGGCATCGACGCTGTGGGGTGAAGCGCAGACCATTGCCACTCTGGACAACCTGCTTGAGCGCGGTGTGCTGACGCCGGCACAGTATGTGTCGCGATTGCCGCACGGCGTGATCCCCGATCAACAAAGCCTGCTTCGCGAATGGAAGGAGCGTGAGGCGGCGACAACGGCCATCTCCGAGGAGAATGACGGTGAGGCAGTGGCAGAAGGCTTGCCGCCTGCGTATCGGGAGAGATTTCTGGCGTTAAACGACGAAGAACGCGCGGCCATGCTGCAGGCGGCTTCGCAATAACGGAGGGAGGATGTAAACATGGAGTATACAGAAGAGACTATGTCGCCCGCTGTCACGGCGGACGGCTTAGCAGACGTGCCGACGGTAACCAACCCCGTTACCGCGCACGGGGCTGAGGGATCCGCTTCGGAGGTCGACGAAACCGCGTCGGCCGACGAAACGGTGACGGAAGCCGCTAACCCGACGGAAGAGACCGTATATCGTCCGGTGTACAACGGGCAGGAAACGGTTCTGAAGGCGAGTGAACAGGAGGAGATCACCACCTTGCTGCAGCTCGGTATGAAGCAACGGGATTTCCTTCCGACCTATGAGCGCTTGTCGTTTCTGGCAAAGGAGGACGGCGCTGTATCGGTCAAGGCTTGGGTGGAACAGCTGGTACAGGATCGGGAAGAGGTATACCGCGAGATGGCGATGCAACGCTTCGGTGACGAGGCGGGACAACGGTATTATGAAATGGAGCGTCGGGAACGCGAACGCCGCTACACCGCACGCGATGAGGAGGCGCTGGCCCGCACCGCGGAAGCACAGAAGCGACAGGAGCGGCACGAGCGTCTGGCAACGGAGATGGCGGCGTTGCAGGAACAGTATCCGCAATGCCGTTCGATCCGCGATGTGCCGCCGTCCGTTGTGGAAACGGCGCTTTCGGAGAACATTACGCTTCTCGATGCATATAACCGCTTTACGCTCTCGGAACAGCAACGCTGTGAGCGGGCGGAAATACAAGGTCGCCGTGCGGCCTTGCATTCGACAGGCTCCCTGCGCGGAGAGCCGTCGTCACCGCCGAACGCGATGGATGCCTTTCTGGCAGGGCTGCACCGACGTTCATAACCCGAAACGACACAATCATACGGAAAAGGAGACAGGATCATTATGGCTATCAATTCGTTGGAATTTCGTACAACTATGGCAGAGGAGCTCGACAAGGCCATTGTGCAGGGCTCGACGGTCGGCTTTTTTGAGGACAATCTTCTGAAAGCAAAATTTGTCGGTGCCAAGACGGTGCTGATCCCCGAGATGGATATGAGCGGTCTGGGGGACTACGATCGTGACAACGGCTTCGTACAGGGCGCGATCGCCATCACCTCGGATGCCTTCACGCTGTCGCAGGACCGTGCACGCACGTTCCAGCTCGATCGTGAGGATGAGGATGAAACGGGGATCATGAATCTGGCGGGCCAGGTGCTCGGCGAGTTTGTCCGCACCAAGGTCGTACCCGAGGTGGACGCGTACTGCCTCTCGAAGATCGGCGGCTTTGCGGCGGAGCAGGGGCAGACGGTGACGGGTGATCCCGCCACGGAGGCGTACGCGATGTTCTCGGAGGCGCTCGGAGAGATCCGCGATGCCATCGGCTATGACGAGGAGATCGTGTGCTTTGCGGACGGCTCGTTCCTGCGAGCGCTGCAGAGCTCCCCTGAGGTATCGCGTCAGATCGTGGTATCCGATTTCAAGAAGGGTGATGTACATCTGAGCGTGCGTTCGCTCGATGACGTGAAGCTGCTTCCCGTGCCGTCCTCGCGCATGATGACGGCGTATACCTTCCGCTCGGGCGGTGAAGGTCAGGAGGAGGGCGGCTTTACGCCGCTGGAGTCTGCGTCGGCGATCGGCTTCCTGCTGATGCCCAAGCGTGCGGCATCGCTCGTGAAAAAGAGCGAAACGCTTCGTACGTTTGCACCCGAGCAGAATATTAAGGCCGATGCGTGGAAGTTCGATTACCGCCTCTATTATGACGTGTTCCTCAAGAATTCGATGAAGGACGCCATCCGCGTCTATCTGCGCGACGACGGCTGATCGCACACCGTACGCTGAGGCGGCATAGAATGATGAAAGGAGGGGGCAGACGGGGCTACGCTGTCTGCCCCCTCGGCGGTGATAACAGAAAGGATGTGAACATGGGTGAGACGCAGTATCGCATTTCATGTGGCTCCCGACGGGAGCGTATCGCCTGCGATCCCGCAGTACGGCGGTGTCAAGGGGGAGCATAACGTGACGACGCTGACGATGACGCTGTCGGCTTCGGCACCGTACCGCGAGGGCGATCTTATTCGCCTGCGCTTTGCGGGCGGGGACGGCAGTGTGCTGTCGAGCGATCTGATCGGGGATTATATCGTGCAGGACGGGCGTATGGTGCTGTCGTACGCCTTGCCTGCCGTGCTGACGCGTGTCGGCGGGCAGCTCGGCGTGCGGCTGGTGCTGTCGGCGGTCGATGAGAACGGCACGGAAACGGAGACGTTTCTTTCTTCGGAGGCAGTGCTGTATTTTGACGAGGCACCGACGGAAAACGGCACGCCGTTCTGGACGGGTGTGTCGGAAATGTTAAAGCGCACGGCGGCGGCCTCGGATGCGGCGGTCGCGGCACGCGATGCCGCCCGCAATGAAAAAGAGGCGGCCTCTTCGGATGCCGACCGTGCGGAGCGAGCATCCGAAGCGGCGAACGAGAGCGCGCTCGCAGCGGCCACCGCTAAGGAAAATGCAACGCTGTACGCCTCGGCGGCGATGTCGGCGAGAGATCAAGCTGAGGCATCGAAACAAGCGGCCGCGGATTCTGCGGCAAAAGCGTATGACGACGCGCAAAAGATCACCGAATCCGCACAGGATATCGAGCGGAACAAGGAGAACATTCAGACGCTTATGCAGGTTGCCTACAGCCTGCAGAGTCAAAAGCTGCAAAAGAACGGTCACACGCCGAACAGGCTTCTCGGCACGGATGCCGCAGGCAACGTGGTGACAAAGGAGGAGACACCCTCCTACGTGGTCGAGGAAGCGAAGGCTACCGCCGCCAAGGTACTCTCCCATCAATCGGAGGACAACTTCACGCTGGCGTGGCTGTCCGACCTGCACGTCGGCAATGCCTATCAGGTCGGGGGCAAATGGTCGCAGGATGAAACGTCGAACACGGAGGCAGGACTGGGACTGCACGAAATGAGCAAGACCGCCCCCTGCGACGTGATCGCGGTCGGCGGCGACCTCGCAAGCGGTACGATTATGACCGCGCACGACGATGGGCTTGCACAGCTGGACGAGTGCATCGGCTGTCTTCGCCCTGTAACGACCTACACGCCGACGCTGTATCTGATGGGCAATCACGACGATGCCCCGTGGCGAGCTACCGCAGACCGCTTGACGCGTGCGGAGCTGTTCTCGCGCCTCGGAAGGCAGAATCTGCTGGCGGGAGCGGTGAACGGCAAAGGCTGTCTGTACGGCTATAAGGATTTTGAAGCGCAAAAAATGCGCGTGATCTACCTGGACACGCACGACAAGAACGGCTGGGAGTCGGTGAACTGTGTCGCGGGCGAGACGGCGAACAGCGCGTATATGGACGCTTGCAACCTCTCGGCAAAACAGCTCCGTTGGTTTGCGAACGTCGCACTGGATTTTTCGGGCAAGGAAAGCCCCTCCGAATGGGGCGTGATCGTGCTGTCGCATACCCCGCTCACGATTCATAGCGGCACAGGCACGTACACGGCAAACGGCAAGAGCTACGAATATAACACCGACAACGCTATCGCCATTATGGACGCTTACCTCACCAAAGGGAACGGCACGATCACTCACGGCGGCGAGACGGTTTCCTATGATTTTTCGGGGCTGACCGAAAAGGCACAACTGTATTGTCATATTCACGGACATCAACACGCGTTCACGTATGCCACGATCGGTGCAAAGGGTATTCCGAGCATTGGTTGCCCGAATACGCGTGAGGGAAGCGAACGCGCAAGCGACGACGGCAACACGTATGTGAAGACCGCGGGAACCGGCAAAAGCTGTTCCTTTAACGTCATCACGATTGACCGTAAAAACGGTAAAATCTATGCCGATAACCACGGCGCAGGTGTGGATCGCCGATGGGACGCGGCTGTATATTCGTCGTACACGAACCTTGTGCCGACCTCGCTCGACACCGATTATGCCACCGTGTATAACGGCGTCGGCTATGCGAATGATACGCGGATCTCGGGTATCAATACGAGCGCGGGAGCAGGCTACGTTGCGACGGGAATTATGCCGTATGCGCGCAAGGCGGACGGCACCTTCCCGACGCTCTACGTCAAGGGTGCCGCCGTGGATACGGCAAAGTCGTATGTGCGTATGACGTGTATGCAGGAGGTGGACGGCAATCTCACGTCCTCTGCTTCGGCGGTCGGCGCGGGAAGCGGTCAAACGGCGTGGGATCATTGGTTTACGATTGAGACGCTCGGTACACTGTACTACAGGCTGGCCCCGACCGACAACCTCACGGCAAAGGCGAACACCAAATATATCCGTATGAGCCTGTACGGTGCGGGTGACGATCTGATCATCACCGCAGACGAACCGATTGAATAAAGGAGGACACATCGATGGCGTTTAAGATCGCCCTGACGGCAGGGCATTACAAGTACAACGCAAACGCGATCCCGAAGTCGCTCGATCCGAAGGGGACGACGGAATGGTGGCTGAATGACCGCGTTGCGGACAAGGTGGAGAAGCTTCTTGCAAACTACACGGGCTATGAGCTTCTCCGCACCGACGATACGACGGGTGAACAGAAGATCGAGGTGGAGGAGCGCACGGCGGCAGCCAACCGCTTTGGTGCGGACGTGTATCTGTCCGTCCACCACAACGCGGGCATCGGCGGCGGTAAGGGCGGCGGCATCGTGTCGATCGCGTACCCGAACGTCGGTGCGGTGACGAAGGCGTGGCAGAAGGAGCTTTACGATGAGCTGATCGCGGCCACGGGCCTCAAGGGTGACCGCGCAAACGGCCTTGCGGAAATGGATCTGCAGGAGCTTCGTGAAACGGATATGCCCGCCGTGCTCCTGGAGCTCGGGTTTATGGATTCCGCGACCGACGCCCCGATCATCCTGACCGAAGCGTTTGCCGACAAGTGTGCGGCGGCGATCGTCAGGGTGCTGGTGAGAAAAGGCGGCTTAAAGGCAAAGCCTGCCCCGAAGCCGCAAACGGGCGGGAAGCTCTACCGTGTGCAGATCGGCGCCTTTGCCGACAGGGGCAACGCCGAATACTGCGTTGCCAAGGCGAAGGCGGCAGGCTTCAAGGATGCGTTTATTACGGAGACGGTCAAGGAGTGAGGACAATGACGGATATTGTGGTGGCCATTCTCGGGGTGGTCGGCACGCTGGCGGGATCCTTCCTCGGCGTGGTCACCTCCCAGAAGCTGACACAGTTTCGGCTTGCCAAGCTGGAGGAGCAGGTGAAGCAACACAACCATCTTGTAGAAAGAACGTATAAGCTGGAAGGGCAGATGGGGGAATGTATTCATGACATCCGTGACCTGAAGGCGTATCACAAACCGCAGGGAGGTGTGTCGCAATGAATAAGCAATGGTGGAAGGCGGCCGGTATTCGTGCTGTCAGAACGGTGGCGCAAACAGCGGTTGCCACGATCGGCACCTCGGCGATGATCGGTGACGTCAACTGGCTTGCACTGCTCAGCGCTTCGGTGCTCAGCGGCATTCTGTCACTGCTGACCAGCATCGGCGGGTTACCCGAAATCAAAGCATAATTCGGCAAAGCGACGGGGACAGCTCTCGTCGCTTTTGCGCAAGGAGGTATTTATGAGAACAGGTGAGCAAATCAAGGAGCGGGCGTTTTGTCTTTTGAATTATACCGATCAGAACGGACGCGTGGATAATACCCTGTATGCCGATGTAGCGGCCCGTGCGCTTGCTCTTATCAACCAGATTTACGCGGAGCTCTGGTATGCCCGCTGTCCGTGCGGTTTCAAAGAGCTCGGATCGTTGTCGGAGGAGATCTGTCTTCCGGAGCGCGTGATCAATGACTGTATGGCGTTCGGTGTCGCGATGCTGATGGCGCAGTCGGTCGGTGATGCGGACAACCAGTCGATGATGGCGGATCTCTACAATCAGCGACGGGCGGCGCTGGCGCATATCTGCCGCCGAAGGGATGTGATGCCCCGTGCGTTATAAAAAACTGGGGAGCAACCGCGTGTGCAGTCTGACGGTACCGAAGCTGTCGGGCGGCGTGAACGCGTCGGTCGATCCGACGATGATCGAAGACAATGAGCTTGCTTCTGCACAGAACGTGCGGTGGAAGAACGGAACACTGACAAAGCGACAGGCAGTGAGAGCGGTCGGCACAACGCCGTTCAACGAAATCCAAGGAGATCCGCAGCTGTCGCTCACAGGAACGGCCGACAGCGTGCTGTCGCATCCGATGGATATCGGTGGGGAGCTGTGTACGCTTGTGCACAGCGGTGTGCGGTACGGGGATTCACTGACGCGGGAATCGGTGCAGGTGATCTCACTGGGCGGCGAGGTGAAGGCGACCTACCGCGTGATGGACCGTCACGTGCAGAACGCGGTGTTTGTACCGTGTGATCCGACGACGTACGGGTGCCCGTTTCTGATGATCCGCGGCTGTGCGGTGTTCAAGCCGGACGAGAATACGGGTGCCATGGTCGCCGTCCCCGACGAGGAACTGTACGCACCGCTTGTGATGATAAACGGCAAGTCGGCGGTCAATGCGGCCGCAGAGGATGCCTCGGCGATGGCGAACGGCGTGATGTATGAAGGCTTCAATCTGCTGACTCGTCGCTATCGCGCACGGTTTACGACACAAGGCGGCAGTGGTTGTGAGGTGTTTAAAATGCCGACACCGCTCGCAAGCGGCACAACGGTGTCGGTGGACATCGTGACGTCGCAGGGGGAACTGTTTCTTCAAGGCAAGGTCGGCGAAACGGTTGCGAACGGATCGTATCAGTTGTGCGTCCAACCCGACGGTGCGGTTCAAATGTATCCCTGTCCGCCGGCCAGCCTTGTTTCGGATAACCTTACGGTTACCGCAACGGCGGCGCATACCACTGTCTCACAGATGGAAGGCGGAGCCACGCTTGGCGTATGGTTCGGCGGCACGCAGAACAAGCTCGGCGGCACACGGTTGTTTCTTGCGGGGTTTGCGGGGGAAAAGGCCAAGGTGATGTGGAGCGATGTCAACAACCCCCTCTACTTCCCCGAAAACAACTATATGTTTGTCGGCGATCTGGCACAGCGGGTGACGGCTCTTGAAAAGCAGGGAGATATGCTCGTGATCTTCAAAGAACGCGAGGTGTATTATACGACCTATGTGCAGGGGGAGGTGGATGCGGACAGCGTCGCGAACGGCACCAACGTCGATGTGACGGTGCGCGGGGCGCATTTCCCGCTGACACAGCTTTCTCCGTACATCGGCTGTGACGCGCCCGCAAGCCTTGCCGTCTGCCGTGACCGCCTTGTGTGGATCTGCACGGACGGGCGGGTGTATACGCTCGTCGAGGGATCGCCCTATAGTGAGCGCAACGTGCGGGACATCGGCCGTAAGATTTATCCGCTGACGAGCGCTCACGATAAGGCACTGCTGAAACGGGCGTCGGCAATGGATTATGACGGATGCTATACGGTGATGATCGGGAATACGGCGTACAGCTTCAATTACAGTGACAGCGGTATGGATGCGGGGCGTATGGCGTGGTATGTGTATCGCTTCACGGCGTTTGCACCTTATGAAACATTGCGCCTTGTCAGTGACGGTATGCACAAAGCGATTCTGATCAGTACACAGGCACGGACGCAGCTGTATTCTTATATCCGTATGCTGTACCGTTTTACGGAGGAAGCCAAAGACAGCCATGCGGATATCGTGGTTACGGGAGCAGACGGCAACAGTCCGCTTGCGTTGAAAACGACGGTCACCGATGCCGCGATCTCGGCCTGTCTGACAACCAAAACCTTTGACTTCGGGGACATCCGTTGTTTCAAACGGATCGGCGCCTTGTTTCTTTCGGCGGACGCCGAAGAGCTTACGGTACGGTTCACGGCGGACGGGCGCGAAGCGGTTGCCGTGCACCGCCTTTGTGCGGACGGGCGTGGCGGACAGCTTTTGTTGCCGTGTGTGAAGCGGTGCCGCACCTTTTCCATGACGATAACGAGCGAGACGGCATTCGGATTGCGCGGTATGCGTGTGCAGTATACCACGTTCGGTACGGTGCGATAACGGGAGGGATTGGATGAATTATTATGAGATGTTGAATGAAGAGCGAAAAAAGGCAAAGCAAAAAGCTGCCGCGTATGAAACGGAGCGCCGTGCGCAGGCACAGCAAAAGGCCGATATGGTAACCGCTCACTACAACGAGCAGAGGGATACCGTCCGCCGACAGGCGCAGAGCTCCCTTGATGAGACGGAGGCGGCTTACTCGCGTTTATACGATGCCAATGCCGTGGATGAGCTGGTGGCGCGACGTCATGCGGCGGAGGCCATCGCCAACAGCAATCTCGGTAACAGCGGCCTGAACAGCACACAGCAGACCGCGTTGTCGCTTCGCAGAATGCGCGCGGACGCCGACACCTCTGCTTCGAGACAGGCGGCGATCGAACGCGTGATGCAGGCTATGGATGAACGAGAGGAAGCGTTGCGCCGAGAGTTATCGTCGGATACGTATGCCATCCGTCAGGAGGCGGAAAAGGATATTGAGGACGAACGCGAACGTCTTGAAGGACAGGCGGTAATCGATGCGGAGGAGCGCTTCAAGACGCAGGGAGACAAGGTCGTGATGTATGTCGGCGGCGGTTCTGTCAACGCGGACAGGACTTACACCCCGTCCTACGTGACGGTAGGGGCGACGGCGATGATGCGTCAGCGCAATTACGGCGATCAGTTTGCTTCGGAGTATCTGCACAATATGTTTTCGCTGGGCAATATTTCGTTTAAGCAATGGAAGGCCTTGCACGACAGGCTGAAGATCGAGCCCTGTAAGGATATGCGGTTTGCGGGGGTGGCCGCGATCGTGCGCTATGTTACGAAGGCGCAGGGTGAGCGTCAGGCGCGGTTGTTTATCGAATATCTGTCGGAGCGCGGGACGGTTACACCGGGACAAACCGAACAACTGGTAAAAGAAATGTATAACGTCGAAATGTAAAAGAAGGGCAGTTCAACCGAACTGC